TTGAGGGTCGTCTTTTCCCAATGCTTCTTCTTCTGTTTGAGCTTCAGCAACTTCACTGCCCTGTGCAGTTTGAACCTCTGGTTGTTCCACGGTTAGTGGGGCTTGGGTAATTGAAGGCTCAGGACGTACATTGGGTTGCTCATCGGTAGCAAACAGACCATTCTGTTGTCCTACTTCTGGGTTCTGAGTCTCAGCATTACTTGCGGTTTGGTTTTCCATTATTCCTCCAATGGGATTATTTCGTTGTTTGAAGCTTCTCGCTCAGCAACAACACCTTTAACCTTCTTTAATTCATCTTCAGTTCGTGATTTATAAAGCTGGGTAGCCATATCAGCACGGTTAGATGATTCTTTCAGGTCTGACTTGAATTTTTCTACTTCTACACGCTGTCTCGCATGTACCAACTCACGCTGGGCTGTCTGCAAGTCTCCAGACAAATCTTTTATCTGTTTCTGTTGGCTGCTAACCTGTGACGTAAGCTGTTTCATTTTACTGGAACGATTGATTACGCCTTCCATATCTGCAACTTCTGTCTGCTTTAATACTTCAATCTGGTCAATAAGTCCAGATTTATATAATTCCATATAGTATTCAAAGCGGGCAAACCGGTTAGACGGTAATGTGGAACCAGATACTACCACAATATCGTATTTGCCAACCGTTACATCATTAAGCCTACCTAGAAACTCTCCTGAGATATTATCATACATAGGCTCATTAATTGTTAATTGTTTAGGTTTATTATTGGGCTGCAGAAGGCGAATAACCTTTTGAGTATTATAAGTAGCCTGAATAAAGGCTACTACTACTCTTGCCAATTGATTTAATCCTTCTTCAATATCATCTCTTTTACTCTTAATCCTTCTCTGTCCATATTCATCAAGAGCAATAGTACCTTTAAATGTCTGCGGCATATTTGAAGGATCGCCTTGCATAAGCGAATAAATACCTAAAATTCTTTCTATATCAGCCTTAGCATCAGATTCATTCTTATATAATTCATTTGGCAGTGGTACCGGCCCTGCTACAATAGGTTGTCCAAGTTCTGGATCGTATTCTATGACTGCAGTACCTGCCCGTCCCCATTCTTCCTCTAAATTCTTTCTATTCATAGACCCACGTGGTATTAATAGCTTCACGTTGGTAGACGAAGAAGCATGCGCTACTATTAAAGACCTGATCTTATTAATATACTCTTGCAACCCTTTAACCATTCTTACGTCTGATAAGGGATATGGGTTACGATTATGATTATTCATAAACGCAACAATTGGATAATCTTCCAATGGCAGCATATTTTCAAATAATAATGTTCCACCTATAGATACAATCTGGTAAATACGGGTAATACCTATCTGGTTAGATATAATATCACCTCTTTCAATCAGTTCACCATAAGTAATAGGTTGTAGCATTGTAGTTGTATCAGGTAAAGCAGCGGCTGTTTCCTCTCCCTGCATCATCATCTGTTCGCCGGTAACAGGATTCATCATTAAATGGAATATATTTCCAAATTCTTCTTGAATCTCTTGATACTGCTGCACCTCAAGATCGTCAGTAATGATCCTATCTGTATTTTTATTTGATATAACGAAGGCTGGTTTTTTAGAATATTCCTGAAATTCCACTTCGGTCATGATCTTTTCATTATTTGTGTTAGGATCATAGGCACGATAGTGGGGAACCATTATTTTTGAAAGCCTTTCAATAACTTCAAGCTGCCGGTCGTGCTTAGTGCCCATACGTGAAGATTCAATATCGCCTTTAGAGACCATTTGATCTTCAAGACCATATCTTACGCTATCATCAGAAGGAGCAACTTTAGATTCGTTTGCTTCTCTAATAACAGCTTCCAGTTCTGGATACATAGCAATAAGCTGTGATTCTGAATGGAGTTTGGAAATAATAATATTAGATGCGTCTTTCATAAATGCATCTGTGCTGGAGGGGTCTATATATACATTCAAGGGATCAATGGCCTTGATGAAAAGCTCTCCTTTGCCATAGTCTGCATTCGGGTCATGATAGACCATCATACATCCAATGCCCTTAACATAATAATCATCAATTGCTTCCTTCAATTCAGTATTTCCTGAAGAATTATCCCATACCCATGACATTAGATCAGAAAAGATAGTGCCAGTACGTACATCGCTATTCTCACGTCCAGTAGACTGAAAACGAGGAGCATTTGCCGTAAGGAGAGCCTTTGCCTGTTCAACGGCAGGATATATGACATTTACCACTAAGGGCTCCTGTGCTCTGCGTGTAAGCGTATCGACCTGATCTTTTGTCCATTGCATTCCATTACGGAATTCATTGTCTTCTATTGCTTGCCTCGCCCACTTAGAACGAACAGAAGCATAATCTCTTAGAAGTTCTTCAGAAATCTGAACTTCTGGGTTTTTTTCAGCCATTTTCCCTTGAAGTTAAAGTTAACGATAACTGCATATAAGACGCATCAGTTAAAGAAAAGTTTCATGATGTTAGCCAATCATGTGCTTTTTTTCTATAAGATTTTTGAGAGTGACGTGTTTTTACTTGTTCAACACCATGATTTGGTATGTAATTACCCTTGGTAGCATAGTATAAACCGTCTAATAGATCATCATGCTTACCTCTTGGAAACATCAATAGCTCATCTTTTAAAGAATCCATGTCTTTTTTTAAATAAATTTTCTTCTGTGCGAACCAAGGCTGCATAGTTTCAAGCCTTGATGACTTGGAAGCCCTTGGCGTTTCCTTTATTTCCAAACCGGGGATGAATAATCCCTCCTCATCTGCCTTGACTCTTAAGTAGTCTCTAAGCATTTCCTGATATCCTATAGATTCAATACGGGTTTTCACCGGTTTGTACCTTTTAAAGTAAGAAATAATATCATCTGCCAGTTTCATGGGGGTGGCTCGCTTCTGATAATAGGGTAGAACGTACTTATTGTTCTTAGAATCAACTGCCACTGCTACAATTGTAGAATAGTCGGCATGTTTTCTTACTGAAGATGCTGGATCAACGCCCATAAATACGTTTACCGGTATCCAGTTACCTGATCCAAGCTCCATATAGGCTTCTCCATCGACAAATTTTAAGTCTCCATCATAATATTGTAGATATTTCTCTTTAAATAGCTGATCCTCATCTCCAATTATCTCACATTGGTACTCACGATAGAAAGAAGACACCCTTCCTATGGAATCTAGGGATTCTTTCTCTGCTTTTAATTTATCTGCAGGCCACATCTCAGGCCAGAGAGCAGTATCGTCATCTTGGAGGGCTTTATACCTTAATGCGTTCCAATCATACATCTGCTGAAGCATCTCTACCATGCAGCGTTGGTGCTGCGGAGTTCCAATAACTGCAATTCTTCCCCTCTTAGCATCAAGTCCCGGTATCAAGGCCTGCAAAAGCCATCTTAAATTAAATTCCATGGCTTCTGAGGTCTTAGTATTGTTCATATCTTCAGGATCATCCAGTATTACCAGCGTAGGACGCTGATTCCCGTGTTTTAATCCAACTACCTGCTGTCCTGTACCCCTGCACATAATCATTGTATCGTCTTTTAATACAATTTCAGTCCTTGTCCACTGTCTTGAAGAGTGTTGTCCCCAGTATCCGTATACAGACCGAAGCTCCATGCTGTATTCAAGAGCATTCTTGATCGTCTGGAGTAGACGAACAGCATGGCCTTCAGTCTTTGAGGAGAGGACGATAAACTTTTGCCCCACATCAGTAAATATATGCCAGAGTGGAAAGACGCATGCAACAAGCGATGACTTGGCATGCACACGTGGGGCAATGATACTAACCTTTCGGTTCTCTTTATTTGCGAGAATGTCTGCTATCTCATGATGAAAAGGAGGTGAGTCGATTGAGAACATCGTTGGGAAGCAGATTTTACCGAAAAGTATAATATCATCTTTAAGTTTTTCTCTAATTTTATCTAGTTTTTCCAAATTCTACCTTTAACATACTTCCTTACCTGATACTTTGTCATCTTTAACGGACAATCAGGTAAATTCTCAACCATAGTAGCCCTGAAGGGAGCAGCAATAAACCCACAATGTAGATTTTCATCCTGCTCTCCTGCATGCGGGCAGATACTATTACACTTCTTTGGGCACTTGGAGAACATAATTATCAAAAAATTTACATTTCTTATGAGCAACACAGTTCTTATTAGAAAAATCAGGGTCTTCCCAATTAACAACTTGGTATCCAAACACCTTAAAAAACCCTCCAATGCATTTTCCTGAAGTAAAATTGCAGCAACGCTTCCTTGCCATATCTATATACCATCCTTTTGTATCTTTAGAAGCAAGCTGAGGGCGGATTTTCATCATTCTCTAGACGACTTATTAGATCATCTATGTACCATTTAGCCTTTTCTAAGTCATTCACCGGGTTTCCCTTGTATGGACACCTCACGATGTACTTAATAATGTTACCCCTGAACCAATCCATCTGCCATGATGCAATAAAGTCTGTGACTTCAATGCCTTGTGTGTAATGTTTTGGGTGACTAACAGGGTCATCTTCACGGTAAAGTGCTTTCATCTTTGGTTTTCTCCTCTGTTTTCCTAGATGCGATCAGTTTCTTCTCCTCAGTTTCAATCTTATCCATGATCTGACTGGACATATCGATCTGTAATGTATCGGTAGTAACCTTTCTTGAGGGTTTCATCTCTAACATGTCTACAAAATTCTCTGCTGCACGCAGCATATTGGACACATCCTGCTTGCCTTCGGCAATATCTATTGCTTTTAGCATTGTATCTAGTACGAATCCCTTGCTAACCCCTCTGGATGCAAGGACTTCTTTCATTTTTTCTTCTACCATATTCTTTATCACTCTTTGTTTGAATAATCTTTTAACGGTTGCTTCAGGTATCTTCTGATCTGGTCTATACATATTACCCAGCATTGACCAGTCTGGTTTCTGTCCATCCATCAACTGTTGCACATATGCAGTTACCACATTAGATGTACGCTGCCTTTTAACTTCCCTTTCCTGCCAAGACCTAGGCTTAACCATAGAATATATGCCAGCAGCCTTATTTGGCTCATATAG